CTTGACTTCATCTGTTACTTGTTTGACTTCTTCTTTGGCAAAGCCCAGTTTTTCTTTAACAAAATCAAATCCTTTTCCAATTGCGTCACCAATATTTTTAAGTACATCAATGTCTGTGAATGCTTTTACCAATTCATTGACACTGGTGGTGACTGCATAGATTATGCCAGCAACACCAGCAAACCTTGCTAGGAATTTCAACGATTGGCTAACTGCCAAACCAAAGCTGACCATTCTTGAACCAGCTTTTCCTGTATTGGTAATAACTCTACCAAGGTGACCAGCAGTCATCTTGAGATTCTTTTGCATTAGACTGAGGCCTAATATACCAGTCTTGGTACCAGTAGCCAGTCCGTAGAATGCAGTTGTTAGTGCTGTTACGGCAGGAATAACTTTCTTGAATAGTAGTAAACTACCGATCACTGCGGCAGTGACTTTGATTAAGGTTTTGAATCCTTCAACAGTGATGTTGATGTTTGCGGCTATCTTGTTTAATGGTTCTAGTACTGAGGTAAGTGCCAATTGAAAGTTTGCAATGTTTTTAGCCAATGCGGTATTTGCTTCAGCGGCAGCCTTTATTGAGTCAGCATATGGACCAACTTCTGATTCTGTGATTCCAAATTGTTCGTTCAGAGTTTTTAGATCAACACCTTTGACTGATTCACCAAGTATCTTCATTGCCACACTTGATCTGGTGGCCGCATCAGGTATCTTGGTTAAACCTTCAAGTACTGCTCTGAATACTTCTTCTGTTGACAGTGTTCTTAGATCTTCAAGACTCACACCAGCTTGTCTAAAGCTCTCTTGTAGTTCTGCTGAGCCTCTTGCGGCTTCACCTAGGTTCTTTGTGAGATCCGAGATAGCATCTCTTGCTCTGTCAGCAGTACCACCTGTGACTTGCATTGCCTGTGAGAATGCAGTGATTGCCGCTACTGATATATCCGTAGCTCGGCTCATGTTAACCATAGCATCAGCACCAAGCAGTACATTCCTTACCAGTGCACCAATTGCTATTGAACCAATAATGGTTTGTAAGCCGTTTAGACTATCGCCTAGACTCTTTGTGTTTGCTTGTAATTTCTTTAGACTCTGTTGTGCTCTGGTTGTGTTCACGCCAACAGTGTAATTTAGATCAGCCATGCTATTTCCTCAACAATCTTTTTTTATGTCTTTTGAGATAGTCAAGTGTTGGATCACTCATTCCGTCTGGAGCCTGTTTACTCCAACCTGTGTCCAATCTTTTTGCATAAGGATATCGCAACTGTATTTGGTTACGCTTCTTAAGTGTTCGTCTGCGGGCATTGCCACTGCGTCGTGGTGTTATCTTTACAAAATATTTGTACGCCTCATCCACAATCTTAGGAATCTGTCGATTCAGTCTTTCAAGACTAGGTGTCATTGTATCTTTGGTCTTCCGAACTGTCATCGATCTTGAACCCTCTGCATCATCTCTTCAAGTGTATTTACTGGAATTTGGTGTTCCATTGGTTTACCTTCAGCTTGTGCTTTGTGTTTATTTTGTTGATAGTTTTCCCATGATCGTGCTACATCCAGTACCAAGAGATCCAAGGTATCTGATTCACCCAATACAGTGCTCGGCAGACAGCCGTAGCGTTGTCCTATGCCATCAAGTATAAGACATCGCATGAGGTCGGGACTGTCAGGATCTAACTCTCTGCCAGTTACTTTCCCAGTGTTTCAACCACGGTGTTCAATACCTTGATCATAACCTGTGCTGGCAAGCCTGTGTTGTCTTCCAATACACTGTTACCATCCTCATCAAGGATTAGATTTTTGATGGTGTCAAAAATTTCAGCAGTGTTGTTTGCATCAATCTGTGCCATCTTAAGATACACACTCATAGGTTGTCTATCCCAGGTGTAGAATTCAACAGGTTCACCATATTCTTTTACAGTGACTTCGTCGTCTAGGCTGATTTTAATTAGTTGGGGTTCTTTGGCTAGGTCTTTCAGTTGCATGTTTTCTCTCCATTAATCTGTTAAGCAACAATAGTACAAAACCCAATCTGTTTTGGGCTTTCTCTACATCTCTATTTGCACATGCTATCTCATTCTTGGCTTTGGCAGCCTCCTTGATCATAGTTGTGAGCAAATCTTCTTCTTTGGTTTTATCTATCAAGTCCATTTGGTGATTAGGGCACTGTTGCCAGTGCCCTATTCCTTTGATTATGTTATTGTGTATTCGCCATCCACTGTGATAGTGATTGGTGATACCCAAACTGGTGCGTCAGCTGATACTGTTGGTGCAAGACCAGTGATGTAGCCTTTGCCACTCATTGTTCTTCCTGCCGCTCCGTCACTTGTTTTACCAAGGAACAGATCAAAATCAATCAATATTTTGTCAGTTGACAATCCAATGATTCCTGCGTCAGCCATTGTAACATTCGGAGAAACTGTTGGATCTCCAAAGAATGTTGTCTGGTTAAGCACGATATTCATTGCCAAACTGTTTGTTGATGTTGTAGCAACCTGTAGTTTCGCTGTTTCGTCCAATTGTGTCCAGGTGAACACATCGTTAGCATTGTTAACTGTCACATCTTGTAGTGCTGCCAATACAAGTGATCCTGTTAAAGCTCCTGAAGCCGCAGTGTCAGTCAGTGTCAAAGTAACCTCTGAACCGGTAACACCTGGTGCTGGATAGATATAAGCCATTTTTTGTTTCCTTATTTTTGACTAGTTGTTTACTATTAGTTTAGTAAAATTGAATACAAACTCAGTAACCAAATGATCGGCACTGTACTCGGTTGTGACATCAGTTGACTTTTGATTAAAGCCTGTGATGGCAGGGTCGAGCCTAGCACTTCTTATTTGATCTACCAAGGTTGCATATCCCGATGGTAGTACTTTTGCATCTACAACGACAGTAACAGTATTGGTAACAGTTTCTGCTACCACTTGACCGCTAGCGTCTAGTACATCGAGTAAAGGGTCTTGTGAGGTTTGATCTTGATCAACATACACTTTCTTCAAGTTCTTGAGAAACAGTGGTGCACCGTCTCCGTTGTATGGCAATTCCTGTGTAACTGAAAAATCAGTACCAGTAATTGCCGTTGTAAGAAATGTTAAGAGTGTGTCTCTCATTATCTATATCTCCTCAGATTAACGAATCCAGGTTGCTTTTCTTCACTGCTGATACCTGCGGCATCATTGTTGAAGTTGTACCAATCCCCAGCTTTGATAAGCTCGTTGAACATTTCATCATACTTGAGTTGATAATATGCCATCTTGCTTCTTTCAGCTGATTCATCGCTACCAAAATCCGCAATCATAGGACAAATGTAATAGTACATGCTATGAAATACACAAAGATCCGTGAAGTCTTTTAGTCTTGCTTGGATCAATGTAGCATCTAGAGCAGGAATGTCTGCTCTAGTGCGGATTGTTACTGATGTGCTTTGGCTAATATAATAGCTTTCCCACCAGCTGGTAGCTCTGAATTGTTCTAGAATTCGTTCTGTACTGCGGATCAATAGATCCTCAACCACATCAATAGTTAGACCCTCATTCGATTCAAAAAGTCGCTGATCACGATCAACAACATCTCCGTATTCTGCGAAGCTGAGTATTACCCCATTTGAAATTATGAAAGCCATAACTCGATTCCTTTACCGATTAAGATACAATTGAACTGTCAAAAGTTAATGTCTGACCATATGCATCATAGATCTCGCCAACGCCGTACTGCATTGAAGCAACAATGTCTGTACCGATACGACTTGCATCACGCTGAGTTTCAATGCTCATTTCACCCATCATAGCTAAACCAAGTGCTTCTCTGTGGAAGATAGCGCCTGATGAATCACCTGCGGTGTCAACGATGTTTGCATTTTCAAACACTGGAATACCAAAAAGCATACCTAAGTATCCTTCACGCATTGCTTCGTTAGCATAGTCACCTAGTGGGTTCTGCCAAGCATTTGTGATTGATGATTTAAGATCATATGCAATGTATGGATGTAACACAATTGCAGTATCACTTACAGGAACTTTTCTTCCTCTTAGTAATGCGGCTGCCTGTGCGACAAGAGCGGCTGTTGCTGTAACTGCGGCGCCACCTGTGACATTTGAAAAGCCACCAAGTAATGCACACAAGTCTGCGTCCACTTTGCTTGCAATAGCTTCACCAAACAATTTGCCTAGGTCAGCAGTTACATTTGAAGCGGCACTGTTTAATGCTAAGTCACTTACCAATGTTCTGATACCAACTGTGCCAACTGTTAGTGTAACACCATCTGTTGAAATTGCTGTATCACTTACTGCATCACCTTCAGTAACTGGTGCGGCTGATTGTGCTGGATAGATAGGAACAGTTACAGTTTTACCTTGTGCTGGACCAATGTTGTAGTTTTTGACAATACCACGCATGATTGAGCGTTCTTGAGCAACAAACATTGCTTCTGCTACAATCGAAGGAAGTAGATCATTTAGGGTTGTGGTTGTTGAACCTGCCATTTGTTTTCTCCTTTTAAGATTATCTGGCTAGCCCGTTAGCCTTACGATATTCTGCGTACTGCTGACGGTGCTTTGGATTTGACATATCCAGTTTAGATATGTCTAACTTTGTGCTTTGACCTGTGTCTGCAAAACTGCTCTTACCATTTGTGGTAGCAGGCTTTGCACCCTTAAAGTGAGGATTTGAGTCTAGGAATTCTTTTACCAATTCATCAACTGCAAACGGTTTTCCTGAGTCTGTATATCTAACTGTACCATCCGTGTTCAATACCTGTGTTTCTCCTTCATCGCTTAGTACCACACTCTTATTGAGTAGTGTTCGTACTTGCTCTGGATTCACACTGCCATACTGTGCGGCAGCATTGAGCAATGGTGAGTTGATTTTGTACTCACGAATTACCTGATCTCGCTTTGTGATCTCAGCGTCTTTGACAGCCATCTTTTCCTGAAGTGTTTTTTCAAACTCGCCTCGTTTGAGAGCTTGTTCTTCTGCTCTTTGTTGTGCCTCAGCTTTGAGGTTACGGAGCTCTTCTGGATCTCCCAAGTCTTCATAGGGCTTCAACAATTTTTTCTGCAATGATCCTCTCATGCGAGCCATCATGTTGTCGACTTCTGTTTGACTATAGGTTTTTGTGGTTGCCGGTGCCTGATTTTCTTCTAGATTGTTGTCTATTGCCGCATCAGTTGCGGTTGTTTCTTCTGTTGCCAATGCTTCGTTATGGTCCATTGTTAACCTCGCCTCCTTTGGAGTTTATAATATGTTATTTAGTATCTGATCTTAATTGGCTCAAATACTCATGGTCTTGATGTATGATCACAGGGACAGGTGCACTCGATCCTCCGTGTCGTGGATGACTCCACAAGAATTCATCCGCTGGATACTGTGCGTTCAATCGCTCAGTTATGGTCTGTAATCTTCTCGAGCTTGCATGTGGATGCAGATACACTCTGGCCTGCATAGAGTCTAGCGGAACAGGATCTCCGCTCCATCTACTAACAGAGATCCTGTGTGTTTGCCAAGCACTCCAGCTCCATGGACAGTGTGTTCTTATCTTGTAAAAATAGTCACGCCAAAGCTGATTAGCCTCTGCGTCCACCTTTTCCTTTTTTCTTCTTCATCTTAGGCATCTTCTGTTGCTCCTGGTAAATTCAATAGTTGTTCTTTTGCACGCACAATATCTGCTTGAGTGACTTCTGGATGTAGATCAAGTATCGCTTGATCCGTATAGCCTTCCATAATCATCTGCTGAATGTGTGGTGTCTTTTCTGCATCCTCCAGTGTTGGATGTTCCATGATAGCATCAACATCTTGTGGATCTTCACCAAGCAGTTCCAATAGTTCTCTGTCAATGATTTGATGTGTGTTAGGATCTACTGCAATTGACTTTGCCTTAACCAATTGATCCATTGCACCAATGTTGTCTCTGATGTTGAATGAACCAGGATAGTCAATGTCTGGCTTGCCTTCGAGGTCTTGATACTGAGCATACAGTTTCCAAAGATGTTCTTCAGCAAGTTCTAGGTTTGAACTCTTCTCTGCCAGTCTACTGTTGAGCAATTGGAATTCTGTTTCCATTGCCACTCCTGATAGTGTTCTTGATTCAGTAGCTCTAACTCCACCAGTGTTTGCCATCTTGTCTATTGACTCTGTGATGCCTGCGATGTTTGAAAGTATGTTCTGAATGTTGGCACCATCAAAGTCCAACACATATGGTTTCAATCCTGGATCTAGGTTTTCTGGCATGTGGATAAATGATCCAGCACCAATACCTGCTTGAGTGTCTGGTGTCAATACCAAACTAGGATGTGAATCCAATCTCACTGATTGTTCTATTTCACTGTTGCAATTGTATATTGATCTTTGTGCATCAGCAATGTCTGCTATGTCACTAACGCCAATTCCTTTGAACATGCTTCTTCTGTTGTAGGCTAACACGGCAGGTATCATACCCAATCCGTTTTCTTCAACAGTGTCTTCCACAACAGACTCTTCCACGCCTGCATCATCAATGTTCACTGTGGTTGTTCTAACATATTCAGGTGTCCATATCTTAACAGTTTTTTGATTGCCATTGATCTCTTCAATGTATTTCAAATATGAAAGACTGTATCTGCCATTGATGCCTCTTGAGTATCTCCAATCTAAACATACCAATGGTGTGATTAGGTTGAGGTAGGGTCTAACATCTGCGGCTACTTCATCAGCAACTGTGACTGCACCAATGCTGGGCTTGGTCATTATGATCCAACAGTGTCCGAACACACTACTCCAGGTTGATACATCCTTCATGAATGCATCTAGACTTCTGTCATCATAGTCGCAGTCCTGTAGGAAACTGTTCACATCTTCGCGTTCGCCCCACACTGCAAAGTCTCGTCTGGGTGCTTCACGGAACAAGAAACTGTTGTAAACACTTACCACTGATTGACAATGATTGTCAAGGTAGGTGCTTCTCAGTCTTGCTTGATATTCAGCGCCAGTTTCAGTTTGGTAACGAGTTAGATGATTGCCTTCTCTGTAGGCATTGCCTCCAAGGTATGATTCCAATAGGTATTGCCATTGGTCCTTGTAGTCTATATATAATTGATTAGAGCTGAGCACACTATCAGTTTGGTTCTCTATCTCTTGTACGATTGTTGTCATGTTGGGTTTCCTATTTTATGCCCCCAGCGTTGAGGAGGTGGTATTGGTGTGTCGCTCTTTACTGGCCAAATGTAATGTACACAATATCTCAAAGCATCACTCATATGATCTGTGCCACTCTCCTTGTCCGGCTGATTGGTGCCTGGGCGGTAACTGTGGCGTTCCAAACTCTCTATGGTGTATTTACACTTGTTGTCAATCAGCAAGTATAGTTGTTTATTGGCAGTTCTAAGTCGACTGTTCACACTGTTAATTGAATCTCTTACACTGTCATGTGAGTTGGGACACTTGACTGTGAAGCCTGCGTTCTGAAGTATTGATAGATCAGTTCTGCCACCAGCTGATGTTTTGCGTTGGCGTGATGCAGGATCTGGATAGATCCATATTCTGTTTGACTGTAGGTACCGGTATCTTGTTTTGATTTCATTAACCATCTCATCTGTGTTTGATCCAAACATTCTTATTTCATCTATGATGTGTAAGGTGTTGACATCTGTTCTCACGCCCACAGTGGCACTCATGGGATTGATGTTGAAGTCCATTCCTATAAACAGTTGTTCAGGTTGTTTGCCCTCATATGGTTTCACATTCTCGTCTGTGAAACTGTAGAACACTCTTGATCCAGCATCTTGGAATGTGGCAAGGAACTCCTGTTGGAACAGACGCTCATCCATTTCTGATTTGGCTGCTTCTACTTCTTCCTCAGGTACTCTGCCACCATCCAAGGTGGTGTACTGAAAGCTATGCCAGTTTGAGTTATCAAGATGCATGTCATAGATTGACTTTGACCAATTGTGAATACCTTTTGGTGTTCCAATGAACAGAGCCGAGCCTTGACGATCTGCCAGTGTTGGTCTGGTTGCAGTCCAGATGTCTGGATCCATATCTGCAAACTCATCATATACTATGAAGTCCACACTGTATCCTCGAGTGCGTTCATAAGCATCTGCACTCATGATCTGTATTTCACTACCGTTAACCAAAGTCAATTTCAATTCTGATTCATTGGTCTTGGTTATCCAGTTTAGGTCGTGCAATCGGTCTTTAAGTTCCTGCCACACAATGCCTTTGCCTTGTGCTCTGGTAGGAGCTATGAACCAGCACCTTGATTGGGGTATTCTTGCGAACCTAGCCAGCTCTCGCATGGCCAAATAGGTTTTGCCAAATCTTCTTCCGCATATGGCAACTCTGAATCTTTCATCTGCTGAGGCAATAGCCTGTTGTGGTTCACTGAGTGGCAAATTCTAATCGTTCCATGGTAGGGGTTCTGAATTGCTTGCGTCTGTGCCTGAATCAGTTTGTCCAAGTAGATTCTTACCTAGCCATATCAGCATAACTGCATTGCCAGTGTAGGCTACTTCCAATTGTTTACGCCTTAGACTCTGTTTCATTGATTCACGGCCTTTTACAAGTTGCGCCGTGAAATTGTATCTAAGTGTGTCATTTTTGATTCCAAACCAGTCGGCTATCTCATGATCTTTACAACCAATAGCGGCCAATTTGAATACTTCTTCTGGTGGCACAACAATCTTGTCTCTGCCTACCACTGGTCCTTCAACAACCTTTGTGCCCATTTTCTTTTTTGTTGGGTCTGGACCAGGCTTGCTTTTTTTTGCGTCCGCAGTGTAGTTTGCTTGTGATTCTATTTGATCAGCCATCTTGATACTCCTATATGACTTCGCCTATCCTCTGTGATAGTATGTTACGGCTTTCGCTTTTTCCGTGTTTTAGGTTTTGGTTCGTCTTTGGGCAATACAAAGTACATCATCCAATCCACAAACTGTTCCCAGGTTTGTTTAATCCATTTCTTCATCAGGTATGGTACTCCCATCTTCTCGAAACGGTTCATCGTTGACTTCTGCTTTGGCTTTTGGTTTGATGCCGTTGGCTTGATCTCGTTGCCAACTCATTTCGCCTCTTGCAGTCAATCTCTCTATGACCTTTTGTCTTTCTAGTTCTCTTTTATTCATCTTTGTCTCCTGTGTATTACTTAGTTGTGCGGATTAGCCAGTCTAGATCTCGCATCAGTTGTTCTACTGGTGGCTTTTCTGGTCTGTGCCATATTTGGCAGTTCTTTGGGAACCATCCCATGTGGTAGCCACTTACTGCGTAGTTTACTAGATTGTTCTCTAGATAGGGTTTTGAAACAAAGCCATGATTGTAGCTGAGTTGTCTCCAGTATTCTCTGGTTTGACAATTGATGTGTCCTACTCCGCCTTGTCCAGGATGTGCGGCACTAAAGATAACAGTACCTCCAGGCATTGTACTATCCCACAGTCGTGCAACTATCTCTTCATTGTGTTCTTCAGCTATGTGTTCTGCAACTTCAATGCACATCACAACTGGTGATTCACTCTTAAACTCAAACAGGTCAGCAGTGATCACACATTCCGGTCTTAGCGGATATGGTTCCGTATCAATGCCTTGTGCACCTAAGCCAACATCTCTGCAGGCTTTTACATAACAACCAGTGCCAGCACCTATGTCCATCACTGGTCCACCTAGATGAAACTTGATCCACACTGCCAGTCTTTCGGCAAATGGATACTCTTCATGATCTATAAGTTCATAATCAAACTTTAGGTTGCTGTTTTCTGCCATCTGTTATCCCCCGGTGTTGATGGTTATTAGGTTATCTGTGGTTAAACTGTTCCAGCCTCGGCCTGTGTACACCTTGGAGATATTTTCAAACCATGATTCAAACTCAGGTGCCACTGCATCAAATAGATATTTACTGCCTCTTTTCACACAATCTGTACTTCTAATACGATGTGCGTTCTCTATACCTGTTACATAGTCCTGCAGTGTGTGACATAGGTAGCCAGTTTCACCATGCACCTGTACTTCTGCAAATGCACCAAAGTGAGGAGCTATCACAGGTGTACCACTGAGCAATGCTTCTACTTGTACACCACCAAATGGTTCCAAATATGAACTGGCAATGATCAAACATCTTGCATCTCGCATGAGTTGTCTTCGCAAGTCCTGATCTGCATAGCCCAGTTCTTCAACATGATCAGGTATGGTTTCATAGCCGAGATCCAAGAGACTGCCTTGTCCGGCTATCTTCAGCGTCATTCCTGCGGCTTTTGTGGCTTGTACTGCAACACTGATGCCTTTGAGTTCAGTGACTCTGCCCAAATACAAACACCAAGGTTGCTTTCGCTCTGAGTAGTCAAAGTCTCTTAGGTCAAAGTAGTTTGGTATAACTCTAGCATACCAATCCTGTCCACCTGCTCCATATGAAACATTTCTCACTGCATGTGATTCAAATGCTCTCCAACGAGCAAACTGTCCTGAGGTATATCCAATGCCAGGTTCAACTGGTATTACTCCTGATGATTCAACTCGCTCAGCTATGGCCTGATGTCCAATTCCCCAATTGCAAAGCAAGAAGTCTCCTGGCTCTGATCTCAACAGAACTTCTGGTATGGCATTCTGTACAAATGTTCGATTAGCATGATCACCTGTGTTATGAACAAATTGATGTCGTCTCCAATCATGTGAACCATAAGCAGTTTCCAAGTCACGATCTGTGGTAACTGTGATATGTTCTGTGCATTCTACTTCTGAACGCTCATGTCCATAGTGATATACAGCGTGTCCTCTGTTGTGCATCATTGATGCGAACTTTAACACCTTTTGTGTGTAGGCACAGGCAACATAGTCTGGGTGTGTAACAGTGTGTGGTATGGCTAGGTGATGAAATCTCATAGTTTTAATTCTCGTCCTTTTCTGGCATTTTCCTTTGAGTGTTGTCGTCTTGTTATCACTTGTATGTTGTGCAAGACCCAATCATCTGCATAGTCTATCCTGGTAAGGCAGTAGCATTCTTGTGTTCTGCCTCTCTGACGATATAGGTCGCCCCACAATGCACACCATGTTTCAAAACTGAGCAACCAAGTTTCTCCACGCCACTGTGCTTGATTTTTCTGTTGTCTATATCGTTTGTGTTTCTCGTGCAGTTCAGGGTCTGGACCTGTGCACCAGGTGTGTGGTCTTGGTCCTTTTTCACTGCCTATTTTCACTCCATTGCGAATCACACTCATGAGAATAACTCATCAAGTAAGTTGTGAGCAGGCATATCTGAGCTCAACACCATTTCAATTGAGTATTTGGTGCCTGCAAATCTAGCATTCCATCTGTTAACCATGCTTTCTGGTATGTCTTTGCCTGCAACCAATTGTTCCAGTGCATCCACTATCACATCATAGGTAGTGTAGTAGGTGCCGTCTCGTCGTTTATGTCGAGCTCCAATCGCCTGTTGCAATTCTTGATGTAGATCTTGATCCCAACTGCGAGCATAGATGAATTCAGCACACTGTTTGGTGTGTTCCAACAGTTTTTGTCTGTCTAATTTGTGTTGTTTGTAGTATCGAGTTGAGTATTTCACTCCAGGTCGAGGGTCCATTTCTCTTATTGATTGGTATCCAAATTTTGCCATTTTGATCTCCTTTGATATCTAGGTATTTATGTAGTTTATACAAAAAAGGTATTTTTGTCAATACCAAAAGAACAAAATAGAATGTCAATACGATATCGACTTAAAC